ATACTGGCCGGTCGGTGTCGCCAAAAAAGCCCATTTTCATTTGATCGGCAGCCCGACAAACCTGCTGCTGATTGCCGAAGGTTACGCCACAGCTGCCAGCATCCATGCTGCCACCGGTTTTCCCGTCGCCATCGCCTTCGATGCCGGGAACCTGTCCGCCGTGGCCCAGGCGCTGAAAAAACATTACCCCAACGCACAAATATTAATTTGCGCCGACGACGACGCCTTTTCCGTCTGCAAACGCTGCAAAAAACCCGTTCAAGTCAACCTGTCGACAACATGCCCCCATTGCCAAGGCCCGCACGGCAAGAAAAACGCCGGTTTAGAGTGCGCCGAACTGGCCGCCTTGGCCGTGGATGGCCGCGTCGTTGCCCCACGCTTTGCCGATCCGGAAGCCCGTTTCGATCACTACTGCCGTAACCAAGGCAAATTGACCGACTTCAACGACCTGCACCTGACCGATGGGCTTCACACGGTAAGAACCCAAATCGAAGTTGCCTTGCAGCAATATGGGTTCACGGCTGCCGCCAAAGCGCGGGAAGTGCAACCACAGGGGGACGGGGAAGATAAAAAAGCCCCCCTAAAGCCTATCGATGACTATAACGATGCTCTTGACCGCTTTGCTTTGGTCTACGCCATGGGGGGCATGCTCTTTGATGCTCAGGAGCATATGCGAATCGCGCTCAACGATTTTAAGCAAGCCTCCATCCACTCCGACATACCCAAGCGTTGGCAGGAGAGCAAACAGCGCCGCATCGTCAGGCCGGAAGAAGTCGGTTTTGACCCGACCGGAACCGATAAAAACATCACCTGCAACACCTGGGACGGCTGGCCGACAACGGCCAAAGAAGGTAATTGCGACAGTCTGTTAGACCTGCTTATGTACATGTGCGCCGAAGAAAAAAACAGCCACGACATTTACAACTGGGTGCTGCGCTGGCTGGCTTACCCGCTGCAACATCCCGGCGCAAAAATGAAGACCACCATCGTCATCCACGGCCCACAGGGGACGGGGAAAAACCTATTTTTCGACATCATCCTGGGTATCTACGGCAAATACGGCCGCGTTATCGATCAATCAGCGATTGAAGACAAATTTAACGATTGCTTTGCCGGCAAGCTGTTCATGCTGGCGGATGAAGTCGTGGCCAGATCCGACCTGTATCACATCAAAAACAAACTAAAGGGGCTGATCACCGGCGACCGCATCCGCATCAACCCCAAGAACATGGCCGCTTACGAGGAGGTCAACCACGTCAACCTCGTGTTTTTATCAAACGAGCGCATGCCGGTCGTCCTCGATCAAGACGACCGGCGGCATCAAGTCATCTGGACACCGGAAAAACTAAGCGAGAGTTACTATCGAGAGGTCGCCGCCGACGCAGAAAACGGCGGCGCCGAAGCCTTGCATCACTATCTGCTCAACTTGGATTTGCAAGGATTTAGCCCGCATACCAAGCCGATTATGACAACCGCAAAGGCGGAATTGCTTGATCTCAGCAAGGACAGCATCATCCGTTTTTACGATGAGTGGAACAGCAAAGAAATCAACGGCGTACCACCTGTGCCTGCGCTCTCTGATGACATCTACATTCTCTACACCCATTGGTGTCGGCGGGCAGGCGTTAGGGCGGCGCCAAAAAACAAAGCCATAGACGCCATCGGCAAGCGTCCGGGAGTAAAAAAGGGACGGAAGCGTTACCTGGATGGCATAAAAATGGTTCCCAATCCTTTATCTATCATCATCCCCTCCAATGCCGAAGAAATGTCACCCGGCAATTCCGAGACCGGCTGGCTGGGATCAAACATCAGGACGTTTAAAGACGCGCTTGATGCGTACCGGGAGGATAGCCGTGCTTAATAGTGTGCAGGGTGTGCAGGCAGTTGTGCAGGGTGCTGTGCGGAGTCAAAGCCGCGCCGCGCGTGGGCTGTGCAGGGTGTGCGGTACCTCGCCTTACGTGACGCGCGAGATAGTAACGGCAATTATCGAAAAACAAACCGCCCTCGCGTATATAGCATGCCTGCACACCCTGCACACCCTGCACAGACCACACATATCAACGCCTCGCGATTTTTCACACCCTGCACAGCCGCTTGCACACCCTGCACAATCATTAATTTATTAAAAAAAATGAAAAAGATAGTTTGTGGACCGGAAAACGTAAGAGATTTTAATCAGCAGATGAGAGAAGCGATGCCTGAATTTCACGCCTTTGCTAAGCAGCTCCACACTGCCAGCTTAATACACGGACTGGCTGGTGCCATTCTGGATTTTACAATTATCAGCGTAGAGCCGATTGAAGATCAGGTGCCATTGCCCCACGAGGGCCACTTTTGTGAAGAGTGTGTTAGTTGGCATCGTCTGTATCCGGCTTCTAAAGCCGGTCACTGTTTCGTCATATCGGGTTATCCACGGACGACGAAATTTAATGCAAAGGCGTGTAAACAATTCGAGGGGGCGGGATGTTAATGAGTCAATCCGACTTCGCCGCTCACATCGGCGTCAATCGTAGCCACGTAACCCAGCTCAAGAATGCCGGGCGCTTAGTGATGCAAGACGGCAAAGTAGACGCTGAGGCGTCCATCAAGCGCATAGAAGACACTAAAGACCCGGCAAAAGAAGGCGTAGCCAAGCGCCACCAACAAGAGCGCAGTCAAAAAGAGCAGTGCCCAATCGATAAAACCACCGTTTCCGGAACCGGCAGCCGTTTTCAATCGGCAAAAGCCCGGCGCGAAGAAGCCAACGCCGAACTGACCGAAATTGAGCTGCAAACCAAGCGCGGTCAATTGCTGGTAGCTGATGAAGTTAAATTGGCCGTAGCCGACGGCGATACCATCATCCGCAACCGCTTGGAATCGTTGCCCGACATCCTGGCGCCGCAGCTGGCCGCTGAAATGGATGAGCAAAGAATCCGATCCATCCTGATGGACTACACTGAATCCCTGCTCGGCGATTTGTCGCGCAGTTTTTATGATCTAGCTAAGGAGCGTGAACTATGAATGATGCCATTAAAGAAAGGTCAATTTTATTTAGTGCGCCAATGGTCAGGGCTATTTTAAGCAACACCAAAACACAAACACGGCGTGTTTGGAAGCTCCCAAATTGGCTTACGTGGGATGAATCCGCTGGTGGTGAGTCGAAAGGTAATCTCATCCCAAAAGACCCAGCTTTGAATGGCTGGTATAGCCCAGATGAAGTGGCTTGCCCTTATGTCCAGGTAGACGACAGGCTTTGGGTTCGCGAGACATTTGCAACTTTGAGTAACGGTGATTTTCTACCGGTAAAGCCATCATCTGGACTATCTCAGGATGTTCGTTATCGGGCAGATGACCCATTGCGTGACTCAAGCGCCAATATACGTGGCTACGGGTGGAGGCCGTCAATCTTTATGCCGCGCTGGGCAAGTCGAATTAATTTAGAAATAACCGGTGTCAGCGTAGAGCGGTTACAGGACATTAGCGATGATGATGCTAAGGCGGAAGGCATACAGCCAACACCAGGAAGGGATATTGTTGATAGATGGTTAATAAAAAACCCGAAAGGCTCGTTAAGCGAATACTCATCGACACAATATCCAGTAGATGCATATAAGTCGTTATGGGAATCAATCAACGGCCCTGAATCATGGGCTGCTAACCCTTGGGTCTGGGTTATCGAGTTCAAAAAGTTATAGTATATTTTATGCGACTCGCCAATACAGAATCGGCCTATCCCAACGCCGCCCACATAATCAACGCCGCCCGCGCCCGAGCCTACGCCCCGCGCAAAAAACAAACCGTGTCCGAATGGTCCGATAAAAACATCATTTTATCGTGCAAAACCAGTCCGGAGCCCGGTCCGTGGCGCACTGACAGGAACCCGATCTTGCGCGAGCCGATGGACTGCCTATCGGCTCGCTCCACAGTGCAAGAAGTCGTTATCAAATTCCCCATCCAGATCGGCAAAAGCGAGATCGGCCGTAACGCCATCGGCTACTGGATGGATCAAGCGCCCGGCCCGATCATGGCCGCTTTCCCCGCCGAAGTCAGCATGAATAAGTGGCTCAACCAAAAACTTAATCCCATGCTCGACGATTCCCCGGCAGTAAAAAACGTGCTGGTATCGACCAACAGCCGTAACGCCGCCAATACCAAAGAGTTTAAAGATTTTTTAGGTGGACAGCTCTATGTCGAACATGCCGGCGCACCGGCCCGATTGAAATCAACATCGGTCAAATACCTGGTGGTCGACGAATTAACCGAATTCGCCAACTCATTTAAATCCGGCGACGACCCCATGGTGATGCTCGAAGACCGCTATTCCGCCTTTACCTCGACCTATAAGCGC